TCAGTAGACCATAAGCAGGGGGAAACCCAACCCCAGCATGAGGAGGCCAAGCCCGATGAGGATATAGACCCGGGCAGTAGAGTGCTTATCCGTATGAAGGCGACCTACTCCAAAATATAGAAAGATGAGCCCGGCAACAAATGAGACACCCATTACGACAAGTAGAAACGCAACCAAATCCATTCGAATCCCCCTCTTCATAACCGCAGGCATCCTCGTCAGTAGATCATAAACAGCATGGGGTAACCAAGACTCAGTATGAGGAGAACACACCCGATGAGGATATAGATCCGGGCAGCAGAGTGCTTATCCGTATGAAGGTAATATATCCCCGAGTATAGAAAGAAGATCCCAGAAAACAACGAGACCGCCATCACACCACATACAAACACAGCCAAAGCCATTTAAGCGCCCCCTCCTTTCTTCACAACCAGTATACCATATTGTAAACAAGAGTCAAGCGGAGGTGATACCATGCCGGACGTATCGATCGCCATTTCGGCGCAGGACAGCTACTCCTCGGCCATCAAGAGCATGGCGCAGATCACGAAGTCCTTCTCCAAGGATATGGATGAGATGGAGGGAAAGCTGAGCCAACTGAACAAAAACAGGTACAGCCTGAAAATGGACCTGCGGGAGGCCCAGAAGAAGCTGTCCGATGCGGAAAAACAGTTCCAGAAAACAAAAAAGGCAAAGGATGAGCTGGCGCGGGACGACGCCCAGGCCAACTTTGACCGGATTCAGCGCAACCTGGCCCTGGTGACCAAGGGCGCCAGAGAGGCCGAGAATCAGATGAAAAAGACGGGAGAGGCGTTCCGGAAGGTGGATAACCAGGGCGGCTCCGGCAGCTTCGGGAAAAACATCGTCAACGCGCTGGCGGTAAGCGGCATCGGAGACGCGGCGAAGCAGCTTGCACAGCAGGGGGCCAACGCCATTTTTGCCAGCGCGTTCGGAGACGCGGGCGGCACTCTTGCCTCGAACATACTTTCAATGGGTATGACAGGGGCCTCTACGGGATTGATGCTGGGCGGACCGCTTGGGATGGCCATCGGCGCAGGGGTCGGCGCGGGGGTCGGCCTTATCAGCGGCGGCATCCAGAACAAGGAAAAGAAGGACGACGCATTCAAGAGCTACTACGGAGAATTGTACAGCTCGGCGGTGGAACGGCACGCGGCGGAGCTGGAGAGCGGGTCGGGGATCGCGTCGGGTCGGGAGACGGACCTCATTTCGTTCTCCACCCTGTTCGGGAGCCGGGAGACGGCAAAGACGTACCTGTCGGAGCTTGTGAACATGGCCAACACCACGCCCTTCCTCTACGACGACCTGACGGCCATGAGCAAGACGCTGGCCACCTTCGGATACGATGCGAAGAGCATTCTGCCGGTGCTGTCCACCATAGGCGACGCGGGGGCGGCGCTGGGCATGAGCACCAGCGATATGACCACGGTGGCCCAGGCCCTGGGACGGATGAAGTCCAGCGACAAGGCGACGCTGGAGTACCTGAACATCCTCAACGACCGCGGTATCGGCGCGGTGGGGCTGCTGGCCGAGGCGAAGGGAAAGAGCCAGGGGGAGATCTACGATATGATTTCCAAGGGACAGATCGCCGGAACGGAGGCGGTGGAAATCATCCTGTCGGCCCTGACGGACGGATTCTCCGGCGCGATGGAGGAGCAGAGCAAAACCTTCGCGGGGCGGAGCTCCACACTGGAGGGCTGGGAGCAGGAGATGGCCAACGCCCAGGGCGAGGCGTACAACACGCTGCGCAGCGAGGGGAAACAGCGGCAGATCGACTACTATGCGGGCATCACCGACGAGCTGTCCGGACTCAACGCCATGATCGGCGCGGGAGAGGCCGCCCAGGAGAACCTGAAGGAGCAGTACCTGCGGGAAGCCATGAATGCCGTGCTGAAGGGGACGGAAATCCGCCTGTACGAGGGGGAACAGGCAGAGACGCTGCGAAAGCTGCGCCAAGAATATATGGTGATCCAGGCGGATTACGCCGACCTCCAGGACGGGGCCAAAAAGACCGGAAAGATCGACGAGAGCGAGCTTATCGCCCTGGGAGAGCGGTCGGACGCGCTGAAAAGCAAATTGGAGGCCCTGGCAGAGGGGGCGTTCGACGCCAGCGGCGAAATGCAGGAGGTCAGGGACGTGGAGCTGGAGCTGATCTCAGCCATCCGGGAGAACACGCTGGCGCTGGGCGAGGCGGCCTACCTGGGGGATTACGAGAAGCAGCAGGAGCTGTCCAAAGGGCAGGGATTCGGAAATGTGACGGCAGACCCTGGCTATCGCTCCCTGCGGGAGCGGGATTACGGCCCCCACGCTTGGGGGCTGGACTATGTGCCCTACGACAACTTTCCTGCACTGCTGCACCAGGGGGAACGTGTGCTGACGGCGTCGCAGGCCCGCGCGGCGGACCGGGGGATGGGCGTAAACGTGACGTTCTCGGGGCCGGTTACCGTCCGAGAGGAAGCGGACCTGGACCGGCTGGCGGCAAAGCTGGCAGCCAATGTGGTCCGCGCGGCGGAACTGGGGGTATAGGGATGGCGCGACAATTTATCTTCAAGGACACGGAGACGGGGCGTGAGCTGGTGCTGCCGGTGACGCCCGGGAGCTATGACGTCGAGCACGGGCGGAAGGCGGCGGGGATTACGATGCAGGAGTCGGGGGACGTGAACCTGCCGGGCCCGGCGGTTCTGCTGGACACGGAGCTTACCTGCCTGCTGCCGGCCCAGGGGTATCCCTTCAACCAGCCGGGCGCGGGGACGAACCCGTGGGTATACCTGGAGCAGTTGGAGAAGTGGAGCGACGCGGGGACGGTGCTGCGGTTCGTGGTGTCCGGGACGCCGGTGAACGCGGCGGTGCTGCTGGACCCGATCCGGTACCGGGAGCAGGACGGGACAGGGGACCTCTACTGCACGATCCCGCTGCGGGGCTACCGCGCGCTGGCGGTGGAGACGACGGAGAGCCGTCAAACGGGGAACGGGGCGCGGACGGTGGAGGCGGAGCCGGAGCGCGCGGAGACGTACACGGTGGCGGCGGGGGACACGCTGTCGGCCATCTGCCGGAGGTTCTACGGCGACGCGTCGCTGTACGGGCGCCTGGCGGCGGCCAACGGGATCGCCAACCCCAACCTCATCCACCCCGGTCAGGTGCTCCGGCTGCCCGCCCGGGAGGAGCTGCCGGCGGCGGCGACGCCCTCCCGGTCCCAGCAAGTGGCGGCGGCCACGGGAACAAGCTATGACAGCGCCCAAAAGAAATGGAAGATACAGCTCTCCAAGGAGGAGGCGATGGGCTTTTGACGGAAGGACTGAAGCTGCTGATCACCCCGCCGGATGGAGGGACCCGGGACGCGGCGGCGCTGTGCCAGAGCATCACGTGGGGCGGGAGCTACGACCAGGCGGCGCGGACGCTGGACTTCCCGCTGCTCGTCTGCCCGGAGGACAAGCACCTGCCCGCAGTGGACTGCCCGCCCGGGAGCCGGGTGCAGTTCCACCGTGGGGAGAGGCTGCTCTTCGACGGCTTTGTGTTCTCCCGGCAGCGGGACACGCTGTCCAACACGGTGGAGGTGTCCTGCGCGGACCGGGGGCTGTACTTAAAGCGGAACCAGGGGGCGTACCGCTTCCGCGGCCAGACCCCTGAGGGCATCACGGGGCGGGTGGCGGCGGACTTCGGGCTGACGGTGGGGAGCCTGGCCCGGACGGGGACGGCGATCAGCCGGAATTTTCCCGGGGTGAGCCTGTACCAGATCATCCAGACGGCGTACACCCAGGCGTCGGCCGCCACCGGGGGGCGGTATATGGTGCGGTTCCGTGGCGAGGCGCTGGAGGTGATCGAAAAAAAGCAGGGGGAGCGGACCCTGGCGCTGCGGCCGGGGTCCAACCTCATCAGCCTCACGGCCACGGACAGCGTGGAGAGCCTGGTGAACCGGGTGCAGATCCTGAGCAGGGACGGCACGGCCAAGGGGAGCCCCGTGGAGGACGGGGCGTCCATCGCGCGGTACGGCCTGTTTCAGCAGATGGTGACGGAGCGCAGCGGCAGGGACGCGGCGGCGGAGGCGAGGAAGCTGCTGGAGGACAACGCCCCGGCGCAGAAGATCACGGCGCAGGTGCGGGGGAACCCGGCCCTCATCACCGGGGAGTGCGTGGTGCTCCAGGAGCCGGTGACGGGGCTGTACGGCCTGTGCTGGATCGACAGCGACACCCACACCTGGAAGGGCGGGGTGTACACCACCAAGCTGGTGCTGAATTTCCGCAGCATCATGGACGAGCAGGAGGCGGGACGGCTGCCGGACGCCTGAGAGGGCGCACAGCGTGACAGGCAGGGAAAGGCGCCCAACACGGGCCCTGAGATGCAACAGAAGGGGTCCCCGCAAAGCCTTGCGGCTTTGCGGGGAGAGGACGAGCAACGGAGTGGAGCGGATGCTCGCCGGAAGGCGGGCGAAGCGGAGAGGAGTTTGCGAGGACGTGGAGGATAATCCTTATCAGCGGCTGGCGCGGATCTTTACGCCCGGGGCGGCGGAGGGCGGGCTGTGCCTGGGGACGGTGGCGTCCTGGCCGGACCAGGACCACCCGACACGGCCCCACCGGGTGATCGCCGGGGGGACGTCCCAGGAGCGGGAAGACCTGCTCTCGTCGCCGGGACTGCTGCCCCATGGGCTGGCGGCGGGGGACCAGGTAGTGCTCCTGCCCATTGAGGAGAAGCAGCGGTATATCATTCTGTGCAAGGCGGTGAAGGTATGACAAATCTGTTTCCCGTGGTGCAGCCGGAGGCGGTGCAGACCGGGACGGCGCTTCCGCTGTGCCGGGAGGTGAAATGGGACTACGACCGGAACGGGCCCGTGTTCCGGAACGGAGAACCGGAGACGGTGGAGGGCGCGGAGGCGGTACGGGTGTGGGCCTGGCTGGCCCTGCACACCACCCGGTTCCGGCACGAGATCTACTCCCGTGCCTACGGGACGGAGCTGGAGAACCTGATAGGGCAGCCGTACACCGAGGCGCTGAAGCAGTCCGAGGCCCAGCGGTACGTGCGGGAGGCCCTGGAGATCAACCCCTACATCAGCGCCGTGGAGGACGTGGGCGTGGACTTCGACGACGGGCGGCTGTCCATCTCCTGCACGGTGCGGACTATTTATGGAGAGGTAAGGCTATGAACGAAAGGCACCGGCAAAGCCGGGACGCGCTTAGAGCGCGAACAAGCATTTTGCCGCAGGCAAAATCTTGGCGCAGGGCGGATTCACTCCGCCCGAGCAGGTCAAAGGAAGATGGGGCCCCCGCACGGCGGGAGCCGTGTGGGGAGGTGAATACGCGTGTTTGAAGATATTACACCTGAGAGCATCAAGGCGGCCATCCTGGCGGAGGCCGGGGAGAGCCTGGAGACCCGCGAGGGGAGCTTTCTGGACGCCATGGCGGGGCCCGCCGCGCTGGAGATCTGGAAGGTCTACCAGGCGATGAACGCGGTGGTGTCCATCGCCTTCGTGGACGAGAGCTCGGGGGGCTACCTGGACCTGGAGGGGGCCAAGTACGGCATCACCCGGAAGCCGGGCGCCCGCGCCCGGTGCGCCATGACCCTCACCGGCACGGCGGGGGCCACGGTACCGGCGGGGACGGTGTTCGTCTCGCCGGGCGGGCTGGAGTTCGCCTTGACGGAGGCGGTGGTCCTCACCGGGGGCGGCGACGCCGGCACGGCGGAGGCGGCGGAGGTGGGCAGCGCGTACAACGTGGAGGCGGGGGAGCTGTCTCAGATGGCGGCGACGCTGCCGGGGCTGTCCTCCTGGACCAACGGCCCCGCCGCCGGCGGCACGGACCCGGAGAGCGACGGGGCCCTCTATGGGCGCATCCACGCCTACCTGAGCCGCCCGGCCACCTCCGGAAACGCCTATCACTACGAGCAGTGGGCGCTGGAGGTGGCGGGCGTGGGCGCCGCCAGGGTATTCCCCCTGTGGAACGGCGCGGGGACGGTCAAGGTGGTGCTGGTGGACGGCGGCATGGAGCCCGCCTCGGCGGAGACCGTGGCGGCGGTACAGGCCCACATCGAGGCGGAACGGCCCATCGGGGCCACGGTGACGGTGGCGGCGGCCGCGCCGCTGAGCATCAACGTGACGGCGGCGGTGACGCTGGATGGGAGCGCCCCCCTCAGCCAGGTCAAGACGGAGTTCGAGGCGGCGCTGGACGCCTATCTCATGGAGCTGGCCTTCTCGGCCTCCACCCTGCGGTATAACCAGGTGGCCTATCTGCTGCTGAGCATCCCGGGAGTGTCCGATTTTACGGCGCTGACGATCAACGGCGGCACGGGCAACGTGAGCATCGGGGATGAGCAGGCGCCCGTGAAAGGGACGGTGACGCTCACATGAGCAAATGGATCGGCTATCTGCCGGACTTCTACGCCGCCTCGCCCCAGATCGCGGCCCTCCAGGGGGCGCTGGAGCAGCAGACCGAGGCCCTGTGGACGGCGAAGAACGGGCTCATCGATCAACTGGACGTCAACAAGGCCACCTGGGGACTGTCCTGCTGGGAGGCGTCCCTGGGGCTGGATGTGGACGTGTCCCGCCCCGATGCCTACCGGCGGACCCGCATCCTCTCCAAGCTGCGGGGGCAAGGCACCACCACCGTGGCCATGATCCAGAACGTGGCCGAGAGCTTTTACAACGGCCAGGTGGCGGTGGAGGAGCAGCCGGAGGCATACCGTTTCGACATCCGGTTCCTGAGCAGCATCGGGGTGCCGCCCAACCTGGACGACCTGTCGGCGGCCCTGGAGGAGATCAAGCCCGCGCACCTGGCATACGACTACATCATCCTCTACCGGACTTGGGGAGAGCTGGAGGAGAAGACCTGGGGAGAGCTGGAGAGCCGGACCTGGGATGAGATTTTAGGAGGTGAGCTCTGAGATGGAGCAGACAACGAATTATGGCCTCAATAAGCCGGGCGGCAGCGACTATGCCAGGATCAACGTGCTCAACGCCAATATGGACGCCGTCGACGCGGCGCTGAAGGAGTTGGAGGAGAGCAAGGCGGCGGGGGCGGCGCTGGCGGCGCACGAAGCGGACGGGGTGAAGCACGTCAGCGCGGCGGAGCGGACGGCCTGGAACGCCAAGGCCGCCGGGGATCACACCCACACGGCGGCCCAGGTGGGGGCGGTCCCCACGACCCGGAAGGTGAACGGCAAGGCCCTCAGCGCGGACATCACCCTGACGGCGGGTGATGTGGGGGCATTTGGCATGTTGGGGTCCTCAACCACCGCAGACCTGGATACCTGCAAAACGCCTGGGTGCCTCCTCGTCCATAACTCCTGTGCCAACTGGCCGGCAGGGGAAACAGCGGACTGGGGCTTGCTCAGGATCGAGGCAAACGGGTCCGGCGGAGTGGTACAAACGCTGACTGTCCGGCTAACCTCGACGACTAAGCCCACCAAAGCCTATTATCGGATGTACAGCGGTGATGTGTGGTCCGTATGGGGGCAGATTGCCACCGACAGCGATCTGGCGGACATCGGGGCGCTCCAACTGCTTACGGGGTCCTACGTAGGGACGGGTGTCAGCGGCAGCGGCAATCCCAACAGCATTACCTTTAGCCGCGTGCCTCGGCTGATTATGCTACTGGGGACAAAGACCTCGGACGGCGAATATCACCCATTGTTTGGCGCGGACAGTGGCAGCTATTATGTGCATCTGGTTTATGCGGATATGCTAACGACCGCCTATCAAAAAGGTCTTGGTCTATCTAATTATAGTTCGTTAGACATCTACGGAAAGAAGAGCTCAGACGGCAAGACATTTTCTTGGTACTACGATGCTACAGATAAGGCAAACTATCAGTGCAATGTATCCGGGACTACGTACTATTACGCGGCGCTGTGCTAAGGAGGAAAAAGTAATGCTGATGATCGAACTGGCCGCGCTGGAAAACGGCGCGCACCGAAATCAATGGATAGACGGCGTGATCACGCCCCCGGAAGGGTGGGCGGCGGTACCGGAAGAGCTGGAGGCTGAGGCCGCTGGGTATCTGCCCTATATCCTATTAACGGTGGAAGAGGGAGAGATCACTGGAATGGCACAGGGGACAATCCCAACGCCCACCCCTGCGCCCGAGCCGGAGCCGGACGCGCTCACTCAGACGCAGCTCGCCGTGGCGGAGCTGGCCCAGGTGGCAGAAGACAACAACACTGCGGCGCAGCTCGCCATCGCGGAGCTGGCTGAGACGTTGCTGGGAGGTGAGACAAGTGTCTAAGCTGTACGTTGACCTGATCCGCAAGGGGCTGAAAACCATCGACGACGTGCCCCTGCGCTGGCGGGACGAGGTCCAGGCGCTGCTGGAGGAGGCGCAGGTATGATTAGGCTTGATAACTGGCGTGTGCGGATGGAAGTAAGGGACCGGGAGCTCGGGTATGAGTCGGACCACCTGCACCGGCGGCTGGAGATCGCCGCGGACCTGGACGCGGGGTGGGCGGTGAAGCTGGATATGGCTCTGGGGAAGGCAAAGAACGTGGTGGACCTGGAGCGGACCGGGGACGTGCTGTGGGTGGACCTCACGCGGGATATCCTGGCCGCCGACGGGCTGTACCGCTGTCAGCTCCGGGGCCTCAAAGGGGATACGGTGGCCCACAGCAACCAGTTTGAACTGCTGGTGAGCGGGAGCATCAACGCTGTGGAAGCATTCCCGAGCGTCGAGCCCTCGGAGCTTGCCCAGATGGAGGCCAGGGTCACGCAGGCCAAGGCCGACGCAGTGGCCGCCGCAGACCGGGCGGAAGCGGCGGCGGTCCACCCGCCCAAGCTGTCCGGGGATCAGACGTGGATGGTGTGGGACCTGGAGAGCGGGGCGTATCAGGATACCGGCGTCTACTCCGGCGGGGCGGCCCCCAACATTGGGCCCGACGGGAATTGGGTCGTCGGCGGCGTGGATACCGGCGTATCGGCGACCGGTCCCAGAGGAGAACAGGGACCTATCGGTCCAGCCGGTCCCCAGGGAGAGAAGGGAGATCCAGGAGAGCAGGGTCTACAGGGCATCCAGGGCGAGACGGGGCCACAAGGCCCGCAGGGGCCAAAAGGTGACACCGGAGACACCGGCCCGCAGGGTCCCGCAGGTGCGGATGGCGTCGGCCTCCCCACGGTGACCGCAGAGGACAACGGCATGTATGCGGGCGTGGTGGACGGAGCGTGGGGCAAGGTGAGCGCGCCGGGTGGGGGCGGAGAGTGGACAGAGCTCTTGCGCAATGATGGGATCGTGCTCGATTCTGCCGGGGTAGGAAGTGTCCAACTTACGCTAACCCATCAGTTGAGCACATACAAAGAGATGATGTGCGCAGTGGAATGCCCAGCTAATACGAAACAATACCAGCCATCCAGCATTACGGTGGATGGGATACAAGTCGCTTTTTATCCGGGGGTTGTTCCTGCGAACACTATGAAGCAATATCTATTCCACGTTACATTATTTGGCGACGGGTCTTTTGCGGAATATTTGTCAACTGCCACAACTGATATTCTGTTTGGGGCATTCCTGGGGGCAACCACCGGAGGAACCCGGTACGGGAAAATAGGAGTTCCTACAGGGCAGTTACGCATGGATTTTAATGCAGCAGACATAACTGGCACGGTAAAAGTTCGCATTTTGGCAAGATAGGGGGGAAGCACGTGAGGGTTTATGATAACGGCATCTACCGCGACGCCACAGCAGAAGAGCTCGCGGAGCTGGAGGCCATGGGACAGGCCCAGCCTCCCATCTCGCCCACAGAGGCGGAACGGCTCTCCGCGCTGGAGGCGGCCATGCTGGAGCTGATGATGGGAGGGACAGGCGATGGTTGAGTTTATCCGCATCCAGTATCGTCTGGGCCGTCTGACGGCGGAGCAGGTGCGCTCCATGGCCCCGAAGTGGATCACTGCCGATCAGGCGGAAGAGATTATCCATATGTGACAGGCCGAAAGGCCGGAAAGGAAAATTATTATGAAGCATCTGTACGAGTACATCACGGTGAACGCAAGATGAACTATTATAACAGATCCACTGGGGATATGGCGCAGGGCCGGGACCCGAGCCAGAATCTGATTTTAGTCTACAAACGCAAGGAGCCCCATCCGAGCCCGACGACAGCGGGTCGGATGGGGAGCGGATGAACGACGGAGCGGATGAGACCTGCCCGGGAGGGCGGGGCGAAGGATGCGAAGTCGGTGAGGATGACAAGAAGGAGAAACCAATGAGCGAAGCATACCAGGTGACGCCCTCGGTGGGCGTGAACATCCGCAGCGGCCCCGGAACGGGCTATTCCAAGGTCGGCGCTTACGCGCAGGGCACTGTGGTGACGGTCACGGCCACGCGGGACGGCTGGGGACAGACGGAGAAGGGCTGGGTCAGTCTGGACTATCTGGAGGCTGTGGAGGCCGCGCAGCGGGTCACGGACAACGGCCTGCGCATCCAGGCGCGGTACATCGACGCCGGGCGGAAAAACCGCCCGGGCGGCGTCAACCCGTGCGGCTACATTACCATCCATGAGACGGGCAACGCGGCCAGGGGCGCCGACGCGGCGGCCCATGGCGCCTACCTGAACAGCGCCGCCGGAGAGGCCGCTCTGGTAAGCTGGCACTACACGGTGGACGACCACGCTATTGTGCAGCATCTGCCCGACGGCGAGACGGCCTACCACGCGGGGGACGGCCCCAAGGGGACCGGCAACGCCCGGAGCATTGGGGTCGAGATCTGCGTCAACGCGGACGGCGACTTTGCCAAGGCCAGAGAAAACGCGGCCTCGCTGGTGCGGCTGCTGATGGAGGAGCACGGTATCCCCATCGGTCATGTGGTCCAGCACAATCACTGGAACGGCAAGGACTGCCCGTACACCATCCGGCACACAAGCGGGGCCTGGGAGGCATTCCTGGCGTTGTGCGAGGGAGGGCCGTGTGCAAAGACGAACCGGCAGACGGTACAGGCGCGCTTCGGGCTGGCCGAGGAGACCATGGACTACCTGGAGGCGTACCGATACGGCGCGGACCTGCTGCAAAAGCTGGCCGCGGCAAATTAGGAGAGGAGTACTTATCATGACCAACAAGATCAGCGCGGGCACGATTGCCCGGACCGTTGTACTGCTGCTGGCCCTGGTCAACCAGGTGCTGAGCATGCTGGGCGTCCAGACCATCCCCATCGCGGACGAGGACGTCAACACCCTCATCGCCACCGGCTGGACCATAGCCGCCTCCCTGGCGGCGTGGTGGAAGAACAACAGCTTTACGCAGGCCGCCCTTGAAGGGGACAAACTGAAGAATGAGCTCAGAGCCAGGGAGGAGTAAGCCATGGCGGAGGACATCGCGGTCAAGGTGGCCGAAATTGATCAGCGGAGCAAATCGAACACCCACCGGCTGGACAAGGTGGAGGAGCGACAGGACAACCTGGACAAACTGGTGTCCTCCGTGGAGGTGCTGGCGACACGGCAGGAGACGGTGGAGACCGACGTGAAGGAGATCAAGACCGACGTGAAGGCCCTCACCGAGAAGCCCGCCAAGCGCTGGGACGGTATCGTGGACAAGCTCATTTGGCTGGCCGTCTCGGGCGCTGTGGGATTCCTTGCGGCACAGATCGTGAGATAG